AAGGCCCCCCGTTTGTCACTCGTCGACGCATGGATTAGGCTACCTACCCCTCGACGCATGGATTAGGCTACCTACCCCTCGACGCATGGATTAGGCTACCTACCCCTCGACGAACGGATTAGGTGGTTTTTTTTTTATTAATCAGGAAGATATATTTACAATATTTACAGGACTTGGTTCTGTCGGTTTTGAGTTTGTGATTAGCACAGTTCCGTAAATTAATATGTACAGGCATATTACGAGGAACAAGATGAACAGCAGCAGTTTTGAAAGCATGAAAAAGTTGTGACGGCATTTTTGTAAGCCTAGGAGGACATGATTCAATCCTAGGTTATGGACAGTGGCTAAGTACAGTATTACCTTAGCCACTTCCCGTCCAGACCAAAGGTCTGGTCCAGACGGAACCTGCTGGGGGGCCGCAGGCCCCCCGCTAGCGCCGCAGGCACGGAAATTTTTTGACATCTTTAATGGCGAGTCTTTTCCACGTTCCGCTTTTGGTGGTTGCGGAATGTTGATGCTTGAATGGTAATCCATTTGTTTAGTGACGTAACGGTTGGCGCCATGTTTTGACATGTTTACACGTGTCCTCACGTGTCCTCACGTTTCTCACGTGTCTCACGTGTACCGTTACACTCTCAGTCGTCAGTCGCTCAGTCACAAACTCACGTGTGGCCCATAAGATTCAGGTGAACGCCATTAAAACTACATGTACCCTGTATATCTTGGACCTGGACTACAGAATTGTTCAGTCCAAAGGAAAAGGTTGCTCTCTTACTTACCTGCTTCTCGGACGCCACTTATATTCTGGTTCCAGATATGAGTGCCCCCCACGATCTCATGCAGGACTTTGACGACTTGGTGTGGACACCTGAGAAGGGCCGTCGCATTCCAAAGTTGCCGTCTCTCAAGCGTTCTAATGCGACCGTTTCATCAAGTGCCTCGAGTCAGCCTTCAGCTCGTCGTCGAATCGAGCCCGAGCACATTGCCCTTCCTCCTCCTAATCCTGACGCCGTTTCTTTTGCTGCTTCTAGTGTTGCTGGTGTTGCTGGTCAACTTACTCCAGTCAGTATGCGTCATTTGATTATGCACCCTTTTCCATGCATGACTTTTCTACGCTATACTGCTGGAACTCCTCCCTGTTTCCAATGCCCTCAATGTCAAGTTGTTTTTGAAACCTTGTATTTTCAGCGACTTAAATAAAAAATAATTTACATGACCGTTGTAAATTTTTCAGCTGAAGAGAAAGAGAACAAGGGAGGTCGATCTAACGCCTGGTGTTTTACGGCGTACAAAGACGGAAAACCATGGCCTAATATTATCAACGATAAGATTACGTATCTGGTGTATCAAGAGGTATACATTGTTGAGTTGGCAGATGCAGCAGTTTGTCTATAGACACCTGAACGCCGTTTTTTGTTTGAATTTAGCAGGAGATATGCCCTACCACCAAGCGGCCTCATTTTCAGGGTTACATGGAGCTGAAGGATCGGGTTCGGCTTCAGCAGTTGAAGAAGCTCTATCCGACATGCCATTTTTCCCTTCGCCGTGGCACCGGTCAGCAGGCTTCTGATTATTGTCAGAAAGAGGATACTCGTGCCCCCGATGGTGTTGTCTACAAAGAAGGGACCATGCGTGTTGGTCATCAGGGCGCCCGTAACGATATAACGGACGCTTGTGCTATTTTAAAGGAGCGGGGTCTTGTAGCCGTAGCCGAGGATGCTCCTGAAGTCTTTGTCAAGTTCCATAACGGCTTCAAAGCACTGGCTCAGCTTATTGCAGCCAAGCGAGAGCCGGGTAAGCGTACTGTCTATGTTCTGTACGGTCCTCCTGGCACTGGAAAAAGTTACTATGCTCGTGAACTCGCCAAGTCTGTCGGCAATTCTAACTTCTATCTTCCTGCTGCTAACAATCAGGGTCGCATCAGCTTCGAATCTTACCAGAACGAGTCGACGATTATCCTGGACGACTTCGATCCCTCTCAGATATCACCCGGTCAGCTGAAGATGATGTTGGACCGTTACCAGGGCCCTTTACCGGGGCGTGGGGTATCCCCGGAGAACAATGCGGATCAGATTATTATAACTTCGAATTCGGATCCCAAGACATGGTGGGACAAGGACCCGACATTTTGGCCAGCTCTTAGCCGTCGTGCTTCTCACATTATTTTCTGTGGCAAGAACGATTGGTCGTCCGTTGTCATTGATGGAGCAGAAGTCATCCCCGATTCTTACTCCGTGGGAATCCCATTTCCCAAGCCCAGCATCCCATGCGAATCCGCCGCCCACTCCCCGCCTACGTCGTGAGCCTCATTGTCCTGGCTCTCCGACTTCTCTTGCGTCTGCTTGCAGCAGTTCTTCGTCTTTCTGCGGAACGATCGAGGACGTAGTGGACGCTGCTCATGACAAGATCGAGGACATGGAACAAGAAATAGAAGACATCTTTGAGAACCTTCATAAGTTAATTGACTCTGTCAAAAATTGTTGTCACAAGCGTAACGAATCTAATAAATGAGTATTAAACGCGCTCGTGTACGTGGTGTATTTGGTTCCGATGAGGACTATCTCCATGAGTCTAAGTATGCTGACGAGGACTCTAAAATGGATGTGTCCAGTTTGCCTTCTGTGGGTGCTACTGGTTTTTCACAACCTAAAATGAATCCTTCTGAACTTATTCAGCTAGTCAAAGGCATTCGTGGTGACTATGGCGAGGGTCAGCAGTATCGTGTGAAACAGGCTGAAATTCGTGATCTACGTCGTAAACAGGCCGAGTATCGTAAAGCTTACAAGCGTCAAGGCCGTCGTATTCCTTTTGAAGATGGTTCTGTTGGTTATGGCAAGTACAAGCGCCGCCGTGTTATGCGTCGCGCTGCGCCGCTTCGATCTCGCAAGATGATGTCTCGTCGCCGCGGTCGTGGTTCTTATAAGCCTGTCTTTCAGCCTGTTGTTGATTATGCAAGCAATATAGCCAATAAGACGTGGTCTGCTGTTAAATCTGTCTTCGGTGCAGGAGCATATGGTCTTGGTGCGTATTCTAGCGGTGCTAGTGCTGCTGTTGAAGATCAAGAAGTTCCTACGATTACAAATCCTGGCGGCTCCGATGGCCCTGTCGTTATTCGTCATAAGGAGTTTATTAACGACATTGTTGTAGCTGCATCTGATACTGGTGTTGACGGCACTCAGCCGTTTCATTTGTTTCAGAGTCTTATTGTTAATCCTGGAAATGCCGTTACTTTTCCATGGTTGAGTACGATTGCTAGTTCCTTTACTCAGTACCGTTTTTGCGGTTTGCAATTTTGGTTTAAGAGTACCTCTGGTTCTTTAAGCACCACTCAGGCTCTTGGTGAAATTATTTTGTCTACTGAGTACAATGTTAATTCCCCGCCTCCAACTTCTAAAGTTCAGATGCTTAATGAAATCTTTAGTGTGTCGAAAGTGCCTGCTTTTGATGCTCATTGTGATATTGAAACTGATCCGAAGCAGAGCAGCGGTTCTGGTTTGTTGTATGTGTCTGACAATAATGCCATTCCTGTTGCTGGTGAATCTCAGGATTTGCGCTGGCAAAATTTGTGTAACTTTCTTGTCGCTACCCAGGGCACGCAAGTTGCTTCTGGGAAGAGTGTTGTGCTTGGAGAGTTGTGGGTGACTTACCAGGTTGAGTTGTACAAGCCTCAGCTTCCTCTTCAGGCCAATGCTGGCGATTTCGCTCATTATAGTCAATCTGCTGCTTTGTACACTGGTCTTCCTGACACTGTAGTGTGTGACCAGATTGGGCTTGTGATTAACAAAGCTGCGAATACCATCACTTTTCCTCCACTGCCTACAGGTGTAGTGATACAAGTCCAGTATTTTTTGTATCCTGTGTCAGTTCCATCACTTACATTTGATTGGGAGAGTGGTTCTTTGTCTGGTCCTGCTGAATTTTATCCCATTTTGGCTGGTGATCCTCCTGGTGCTGGAGTTTATGCACCGACTGGTTATGGTAGTGCAACTGCTAATACCGGTATAGCCTGTGGCTTTATCAAGGTTACCGGATCGCAGCAACCCGTGGTTTATACCGCTTTTAAACCTAATATACCCACTGGTGTTTCTGTTTGGGCTATATTACTTGTAACTGTTTTGTCTTCTGCGTCCAAATAAACAGGTTCGAAAATTCGTATCGAGGGTTATATTATAGTTCCTGATGCAACCAGTGGTGTTATTGATTGGACCAACCCAACATATAACGGTCCTGTTGTCCCGTGGTTGAATGCCGCTAGCCAGACGGATTCCAATATTGAAGCTGCAGCGGAGGGCGCGACGTTATCATCCAAAACAAATAATGAGTTTATTTTTATTAATAACTACACGGTGACTGGTTCTCAGAAGCAGACTGTGTTTTCCCCTCCATTTTTGACTATTGGTGCCAGTCCTCCGTATGAGTACACTGCTAAAATGGATTTGTATGTGTTTATTCTGTCCGCTGCCTCTAAATAAACAGGAGTTAAAATTCAAATATTTGGAACAATTATTATGCCTTCTCGTAGTGGTACTATTACGTGGTCCGAAGCTGTTGCATATGGTCCCGCTATTGGATGGTTGAATGGTGACAATTTTCAAAGTAATGAAATAACCGCTCCATTTTCTGGAAATACTATTACTGCTACTGGTGGTGGTACTGCTCTGTCTTGGCAGAATTCGTATACTATTACTGGCTCTCAGTCTAGTCTTGTTGTAACACCCCCTGTTTATAGCGGTGTTTCCACGAGTGGTGTAACCATGGATTTGTATGTGATAATTTTATCATCAGCATCAAAATAAAAAGAATAAAGAAAGAAAATACCATATATAGAAGAAAGAGGTCGGGTTTTAGCCCCGACTGATAATCCATATCACGCCCCGTAGCCATTATATTAATTAGCGGGGGGGTGGGGCCCGCGTAGCGGGCGGGGGGCAAGGCCCCCCGTTTGTCACTCGTCGACGCATGGATTAGGCTACCTACCCCTCGACGCATGGATTAGGCTACCTACCCCTCGACGCATGGATTAGGCTACCTACCCCTCGACGAACGGATTA